TACTTTTTACCGGTCTTATCGTCACCTTCGTCGTAGAACTTGCGAGATGCTACGCAAATAGGACATTGCTCGCCATGCATAGCAAGACAACCGACTACTCGCTTTTGACCATTGATGTGAAGTTCATGCGTGAGGTTCTCTACCAGAAAACCTAGTGGATTTTCGTCATCCAAGTCAGGCAGAAAACGAACAATTGCTGTTTGACCTTCTTGGATTTTCCAGAATTGGAAGAATTTCTTCCAGTCAGAATTGGTATTGGTACCACCGGAATTTTTGTTGTTGAAAGCTTCTTGAAGTTGTGCTAAAGTTTTTGCCATAATAAAATCTCCAAACAATTAAAGTGAGAAAGTAAATCAAAACACCAAGCCCACTGGAACATCCGTAGGATGGATACTTGTATTTATTGAGCGCCCGACGGCTTTTCAATGAAAGTTAACAATGATTTTCTTCGAATGGGATCAACGGAGGATACAACAGACGCTCTTAAAGAGCTAAGAAGAATTTGCTACTGTGTTATTATAACACAGTAGCAACTGAAAGTAAACTACTTTTTGAAATTAGTTAACGCAGACCGAATCAAATTCACCTAGAGTTGGTTGCTGCAAGGTCCAAAACATTGATGAGATTCGATCATGTGGGACTTTATGATCAGTGCGTACATCCGCACGTTCATACAAATTCGCCAAAGATACAGGAAGCAGCGTAGCATTGACGCTAAAACCTTTCTTGCGAGCAATATCAATAAATCTACGGCGACGTTTCGCGGACAGATTGAGATTGTCAACGAGAACAGCATCATGATGGCTCAACAGATTCACGTAATGACGATCTACATAGGTACCAAAATTAACAGCATGTTCGTTAGCGAATACAAATGCAGCATCGTAGAATGCTGCACTATCAGCATAATTATCGCTAACAGCTCCACCTTTTTCCTTGAAGAACTCTAGACGCAGATCATCCCAAGAATGAGTCACGTAGCAATAGTTTTCTTCAAGTTCATTACGCATGGTCGTCTTCCCGGAACCTGAGACGCCTATAAGAATGCACACGCGTTTATCATTCCAAATTGACAACTTCAGCGGTTCGATTGCATAAAAATCTTTAATCCACGCATCAACATTTTCTTTTTTGTTTTTGTGATCATCTGAAATTCGACCATGACAATCTGCCGTCAAGATTGCGCTAAACAAGCCAATGGACCTGAGGCTTTCCTCCACTTCATACACGTGAGTTCGAATGATTTCTCGGCGATCTTTCTTCTTCAAATCATACGGTAGATGATGCTCAATAAACCATGTAATGTAGTACATGTATTGTCGCACGTTGTCTTCGTAGCGCTCTTTTTCATCAACGCCTTCAAAGAACAAATCGTAAATTTCTTGCGTATGACTACACCAATAGTTCTCAAATTCACGCGCAGAAGATAGCTCATGACCCGCATAAGATCGATACACGCCGCGCGTTTCAGATACCTTTTCTTCTTCGGCATGTGGTTTGCCAGTGTCATGGAAAAGCAGAGCCAATTTTCCAATTAGCAATGCCTCATTAGAAAAATTGAAGTCCCTTGTGATCTCATCGAACTCTTGCAACACCATCTCAGTATGTACCGCGACGTTAGGTTCACGATGCCACGGAGAATCCTCGACAGTCTGCTCCATGCGCTGCCATATTCCGGTGGTGCGAAATTGCTCAAAGAATTTTTCAAATGTCATGATTGCACTCATTAAACTATTGAATGCATTGTATCATATTTTGGTTGTGTAGTAAACTACTTCTTTGTTATCTCTTTAATCGTCTTCACGGGCACTGACACCACAGCAGGTGTTCTCTTCTTAGTTGTACGTGGTGGCTTTTCAACAACAGGTAGATCCAATTGGACCACTTCTGGTTTAGACTTTCGAGGTTTTCTCTTTGTTTCTCCTGTCTTCACTGTCACTTTAGGTTTGACTTTTTCACGTGCTGCTATCGCTTTCTTAGAACGGTTATCCAAGAATAACTTCAACCCAATGATAGCTACGATAATGACAATCGCCACCCAAATTAAATCCATACTATTCTCCTCACATACACAGAAACGGAATTGGCTCGTCATCATCAGGGTTTAGTAAATTACCATCTCCGTCTAGATTAACACTGACAGAATCATCATCATACGAGTAGACCATCTTATGAGCATTCTCATCAAAGTTCGCAAGATACTTCAGAATCTGAAGGCATACTAATACTCCCGAAACCAAGTCATCAGTTGCACCAGATTTTGCTGCATATGAGCCACCGGTCGCTACATAGTTTTTAAGTTCATGTAGTAACATTTCACTACTAATCTGTAGATTATTGCGCGTTTTTTCAACCAGGCTTTTCAATTGAAGACACGCAAGTATCTTCGTTTTACCGTTGGTGTTGACGCCTGCGTTTTTGGGATCAGTCGACACGAGTTCACCAAGTGGTGGGTTTTCGTCGTTTGCATACAAAGCACCGATTGCATGTCCGATTCCGTTATTTTCCCAACTCCAATAAACTTCTGGAGCTTTGTTGGACTGTGTGGGTTTAGCCAAATAGTTCACAATCCACTTCAATCTTCCGTACAGTTGTGGTATAGAAATCTGGTTTGATCTAAGTTCAGCTACCTGCCGCAGTGAGGGGAACTCTATCACCTCTATCGTGGAAAAGTCGCTACCGGTTCCCGATGCCACGTCACAACCAACCAAATACGACATTGAAGGATTTATCTCAGCCCAAAACTTGAACATACCATCCTCGTTGATGTGAGATAACGATCTCAGAGTATTCAATTTTATAGACGAAATCAGCAGTGGATCTGAACTGAGGAATTCGCAATTATGCGACAGAATTCCGTTAGTGTAGTAGATGTGTCCGCCATCTACATCCGTCAAATCATACAAAAATTCCCCAAAATCATTCACCCTAATATGTGAAACTTTGAGAGCTGCACCATTGATACCTATAGCCGAGTCACCAACCTTCAACTCGGAAAGCATACTAAACTTATACAGGTTACGCTGAACTCGGTGCTTGAAGCTACCGGTTAGTTGTAAGCCGTTAGAAAATCTAACGGTGATAGTTTTATCATGCCACGCTCTAGATACGCCTGAGAAATGCTTGTAACCTGATGGGGTAAATACTAACAGATTGCGCGAGTTTGGTATTAACTGCGTCTCGCCTTTTACTTGTACCCCGAATTCGTAAAGCTCGGAAATTTTGACTCGCTTACGACCGCCCTTTATGTTGATAAGTGTATCACCGGTTACGCATTCACATTCTTGACGGAACATTAGAGGCCCGATTGCACCTAAAGTTTCGGCTTTCCATTCTTCGCCTCGTTCTGGGTGTTCATCCCACTTGGCGGTAAAAGCTTTAAAAGGATTGGTCCCAGATACAGCACCACGCCACAAATTGGCAAACAAATCAGTGTCACCATTCGGCGTGGATGTTATGATACATGCACCACCGGTTGACAGTGTAGGAAAGATTGAAGACCAGAGCTTTTCTTGCACATTCGGTTTCGTAAATGCGAGTTCATCGCAGTTGATAGTGATTATCATTTCACTTATTAGAAATCTATGATGTTCATCTTTACATTCGATTATATCATACACGTTGTCAACTTGTGGTCTCTTCTCAATAGATCGGATCGTGACAACAGATCCGTCAGCAAGTGATATTTCATCTCTCTCTTTCAAAGCCCCTACTTCTCTTTTTACACCGTCATTCCATATTTTATGGTTTTCTGTAGCAGAAAACGCTAAACCGTTGTCTAACTCCACATCAATCAAATGCTTTTGGCCTTTTAGCATGACTCCTTTAAAATCTTGGAATCCAGTAGGAGTTAGAATTTCATATCTATCATTAAATTTCATCATATGCACCTTTGATAGATCGCAAAATGTTATCTACGTCCTCTGTTACTGAAGACTCCCAGCAATACCACATTCTTATACCTCTATTCTCAAAAAGATATTTAGCCTTAACCCAATCAGCATAAATCCTCTCTAGCCCATTATCTGAAGAAAACAAAATTTTGAATTTTATCAGATCCTCAATAGACATACGAGGATCTGCGTGAAAAGTGCGCGACTGATATTCAACACACATTTTTATTTCAGGTATTACTAGATCGTAAAAATAACACCTCTTATCCAGATTCACGCAAAATTCGTTTCTATCAAAATAATACTTCTTGTTATTTGCTGTCAGCCAGTCTATTATAGGTGCTAAAGCTATCTTAGATGCTCTAGATGCATTAGGCGTTTTAGAATTACCTAATTGACTACGGGTAATTCTAGCTTTTAGTAATGCGTTTTGTTGAACTGTGAACCCGGATTCTACGAATGTGCTATTTCGTAACTGTGCTAATTGCGAATACCCATTCCTTCCGTGTTCATCAATATTTGACATATGAGTTGCTTTAGAATTGATTCCTATCTTCTGATTAGGCGTCAATCCGTCAGCACCTGGAGTTCTTTTTGTTGGCATCGCAGAATCTATACTTCTGCGATGCGCAGTTCGTCCATCTTCTCCTACCTTCTGCAACCCTTCTTTAATTCTATCTTTAGAGGCATCACAATAAGTACGCTGATTCGGAAACGCTACTTTAAATTCTTCTTTTGTCATTTTGAGAATACTCTTCATGTAAGTATTCTTTATACTAAGCATTCTTATACCTAATACTGGACACTTAACAAACTTTATTCCCTCATCTGTTTCAGGATATGATTGCAATTCTTTGTCATTCACAGACTTTTTAATTGCTGACTCTATCAGCATACCTCGCTTTGCATCACTAACGCCGAAATACTTTAGCGATAGCTCCTCGTGTTTGCAATCTCTAGCATGTAACTGTTTTTTCTTAACACCCATTTCTACGTATGATCCAGCTCGCCATACGTATCCATCCGGTCTAGTCGTATCGTGGACAATACAAAACACTCTCTCGTTGAAACAACATGGATTTAAATGCTTAGTAGCGCCTACTATAGAGTCTACAAGATGTGAAAAATTTGCCACCAATTTGTTACTCAATAGGTGTTTGTCTGTCTCATTATAGAGATTTGTTAACGCTAGTTTATCTTCTTCAGTGATAGGAGACCATGCAAGAGGAGTATAGTTAGCAAAATCGATCGGCTTAACGCTAGAATGAAACGATGCGTAACCATCACTCAAACCTAAGAATGGTAGTTTTTTACATGTGATTCTACATATAGGCGCAGTGGTGATATCATTAAGCAAACAATAAACACGTTCGATAAATTTACAATCGGGTAAGAACCCTGTCTGAGATTCAACTTCCTCATAAAGTTTCGGGTATTTAGCTTTTAGAGAGCGCCCAAAATTTATGAAATCCTTGGAAGATTTCGGTAGCATCTCTTTCAATTCATGCTTATAATTCATCATACAATTCTTCTAATGTCACTGTTTTTATTTCACCGGTGCATTTGTCTCTAACAGTGACAGTATTTTCTCCACCAAGACAATACAAAAGTGATATCGAATAGCCTCGGCCGGTATTTTCCGTAGTGGCTTGAGATATTATCCGTGAACCGTTGTCGAATGTTATCGAATGCTTGTTGTAGTATGGACAGCCCGCTTTTAACCAATCAGGACATTCCTCATATGCGTATCGGATTCTATCCATGATTTCGATGGCGTGGGCTTGACCTTTGGATGCAACCAAAATTGTTTTGTCGTCATTGAACATCGCATACCAAAGAAGGTAAGCAGCCGCACAAGCCGTATTATGCGATAAGATTCCATTGGTGTAAAATACATGGTTGTCATCATTTAATTCCAAGTCATACATACTCTCATGTCTATCACTAACATCTACAGAGACAACTTTAGCCGAACCGGTTGATGTTTTGATTACTTGACCGAGACTTGCATCTTTCACCATTATTTCCGCATTATTCTCATCGATTACTATGTGCTCGTCAGCACATTCCAAAAATTTTCCATCGTCAAGTTCTAATCTATAAACCTGATAAGGGACAGTTTTGAGTGTGCGTTTAATATTACTCCAACCTGTTGGAGTTTGAACTAACAACTCTGTCATACCACTAGAAACAAATTTCAAGACACCATTAGAATCGTCAATCTCTACATCTTGTGGATTTGAACCGCTGAATAACTCTAAAGCGGAAATAGTTCGCTCTCTTAAGCACCATCTTACTATTTTCGTTTTTAAGATTTCAAAAATGCTAAACATTGTTCTATTACTTTCTCAGGGTTAGCACAATAATCTGCTTCTTTTACGTGCATGATTTTTATGTCACAATCTGTACTCAATATGTTGTTATCGCGTATTTTGTCACGGTTACTTATCGTTGTCGTAGATTCTTTATTTTTGTTATGCCAGTACGTCCCATCGAATTCAATTACATGTTTTGTCGTGGGGACATAAAAGTCTAGTTTGTAGACTGGGCCTTCTACCGAACGAAACACCTGCTCATTGTTTCTGTTATTATCATAACATTCAGCAAAAATACATTCTGTACCATTCATCAATTCATTTAGCGCTTTGAATAGCTTTTGAGATATCTTTGAATAATTGGACTTTTTAAAATTTTTGTGCCATTTTTCTTGCCTTTGCTGCCAACGCAACAAACCTTCAGTTTCTCCATATCTCAAAATGCATTTCTGAAGAGAAAATGTACTCTGTGACTGTTTTACTTTTTCTCTAGCTTCATCTAAACTACACCCTTTGTTTGTCCAATACGTCAACATACTAGGTTTTGTAAATTTTGCATTAGCATCTTTTTGTGCACAAAGAACTGCTTCATCACGTTCATCAGCCGTTAAATGCTTGTAACAATTTGCTTTTTTGGAAAAAATGGATAACTGGCCACCGTGATTATGCCATGGATTTTTGTCGCCAGATATAGTACTAGAAAAAATTCTCAAAAGGCGTTCTGACATAATATCTTTTGATGTAGTTTTGTATTGCTCGTGATAATCCGAGACCTGCATAGAATGAGTTTTCATTATATGAAAACTCAAATTTTGTGCTCTAAACCCACACACTTTACATTCTACATCAGTGGTGTCGAAATTTTCATTTTTAGACGCCCTAATACATTCATCTCTAGCGTAATCCTTTTTACATTCCTTGCTACAGAATACCGCGCGATAGTGCAAATGTCCAATATTTACTTGACATTTTTTGCAGATATGGTTTGTTTTTCTATCGTCAGACATTTGCTTCTGATGTGCTGATCTACAACTCATGCTGCAGTAGAATCTGTGCTTTGTTTCTTCTAAACAAAATAAGCATTTATTTGAAGATTTGGTCATATGTCTTCCTATCTACAATTCTTAGTAACCATTTCCTAAATCCGGTTGGTTTTACAATTGTATTTATGGAAGTCTGCCCAGTAAAACACTTTCCCTGCTGTCGACCGATCATCCCAAGTGCAAAGCGATTTTCATGAAAATGTTTAACTAATCTTCTTTGGTATTCGTAGAGCTTAAATTTAATCTTGCCCTTTTTCGGATGTTGTACGTATAGGAATGTCTCCATGAAATAGACAGGGTCAACTCTACACCTTAGAAGATCTGCTAGATTTTCTTGCGTGTATTCCGTTTGTTTATTGGCTTTCTTTATTGGCTTATAATCGCCTTGCGCATTCTGTTCTGACATCAATAGTCTCTTTTTACTAATTGAGACTATTTATCATCTGCCCGATGCTTAACCCCACAACACAGTGCTATTAGCACTGTGTTGTCTTTTTAGATTCCTTCTGATTCCAGGTATTGCATGAATTCACCTTGACTCAACGTCTTAATTCCTTTTGCCTCGGCTGCTGAAACCTTACCAGATTTCTTACCACCATAGACGAGAACGTTTGTCTTTTTACCAAAATCGACGTATTCACCACCTTGTTCTTCTATTAGCTTCTGCCATTCTGCATTACGGAACCCAGTGAATGTAACGCATAGTCCTTTAAACGATGCACCAATAGCAACGGTCTTTTCAGGCAGTACAAATTTGAACGGTTTATCCCGCAACCATTCACGAAATTCGATAATACCTGTTACGAATTGCGCAGTGGTTGATTCACCAATACCTTTGGAATTAGCAGCAATTTGACCCGCACGAATCGTATTAAATGGTTTATCGAGATCGGCGATCTCTGGAAATTCATTCCAGATATTTTCAAAGCGCGTGCTACCAAAACCGCGACCGAAGAATCCAGTCGCATCGGCGAGTGCCGGCAGATAGATTTTCTCAAATGCTTTCTGCATCTCGGTGAATGCAATCTCGCCTCGCTTACCAGCAAAACCATCAACTGCCTTCCAATCATCCTGTGTCATAGAGATGATCTTGTCAATTGTATCAAAACCTGCATCAATACATTTTTCATAGCTAGAAATCGACAACTCCTTGACCTTAATACATGTAAAGAAGTGCGTAATGCGCTTGAGTCGTACGGTGTAATTTGCATCAGGATCTGCAAGTACTGCATCTACACCGGTAGCATTCCATACCCATTGCTCAGTTGGATATTCAGGTGTAACAGATTCTGTCACCTCTACAATGTGAGGAATTACGTCGCCTGATCGAGTCAATAGTACCTTTGCACCAGGCCCTAACCCATTATCAATGATAAATTTCAAGTTGAATGCAGTGGCATTCACCACAGTTACGCCTCCGAGACGGGTAGGCTCCACTTGAATCGTGGGCTTCAAGAACCCGTCTTTAGACGGTCTAAATGTTACACCGGTCACCGTCGTTTCTACGAACTCGGTATTTTCTTTGAACTTTCGAGCCCACTCAGGTGAATCAACCGAGTGCGCGTGAGTCTCCATGGTAGCAACTACGATGCCGTCCAAATCATACTCAGAAGATGCCTTTCGTGCAGCCAGCAGATCACTCAACATTGCCTCATCAATACTTGCTGCTGTCGTATAATGTACGATCGTGAAACCATCTTTACGCAGAGCTTCTAGCTCTTGATCGGGGGTTTCATTCGTTGGCGAGAGTACGCTGTAGATGACAACACGAACATCAGAGATTGCCGGATGAATACTTTTTCGATTTACCAAGCCAGCAACCAGATTGCGCGCATTCTCAAACTCACCGGACCATTTAGTCTCAAATGCCTTTTTAGGCATAATAATTTCACCGCGAATATTTTCGTAGGTGCATTTCTTCGGCAGATTTAGATGTGGAACCAGGTAGCTAATATCCTCGCCGTAAATGCCATCACCTCGCGTGAAAGCACCGATTTTGTCTGACTTGTATTGTAATTGAATTGAGATACCGTCTAGCTTGTCAGATAGAATGTAACTTGAGTACTGTGTACTTGCCCATGATGCTACGGAACCATCACCTTTAGTAATTTTTTCCATACCGGACATTTGCAGTGGTAGTTTGATTTTCTGCTTGATGATTGGGGCTCCTACTTGCTGCAGGAAAGGATGCTCAGGACATACTCTTTTGAGGCTATCTTCGAGATAGTCGTAGAATGCATCAACCATCACACGAATTGTGCTGAATTGTGATGGCAGCGTAAATGCTTTATTCAGTACGTCCAGATCATCTTCTGTCAGCTTCAGAAAATGACCAACATTGTGATATTCGTGTGATGCACGTTGCATAATACTTACTGCAGAATCAATGTAAATACTCATT